TTCAATTTCAAGGTAAAGGTTCCTACCATAAGGTCGTCGTTCCAACGTTTGTTAATGGCTACCCCGTTCTCGTTATAGACTTCGTAAAGCAACGGTTTCGTAGGGTGTATATCTACCATAAGCCGCTGGGTGTTGGGCCGGTTGAATACGTCCAAGAAGTCGTTTAGCTTCGTAACAAAGTCTACCTTCCCGTTCGCTTTCATAAAGCAATTAAGGGCTATTTCGCGGGGTTGCAGTATCTTGTTTTCAAGGTCTACTATCTCCCCGTGATAATCCGGCCAATCAACGGAAACCGGGGTTTTCATTTTGGGACGGTCAAGAAGGCCGTTACTTTCGCTTACATAAATATCCCAAGCCTTAAAATCGGTTCCGTCTATACTGTAAGCCAATTGCGCCACCGTAGCAATACTTTCGGTAATTTCTTCCTGCGGCAAGGCGGTATTATATACCTTAACTTCGTCGATACAACCGTACCCGTTGGCGGTCGTATAGATGTCTTGCAGGATAGCGAAACCGGTAGGCTGGGCGGGTAGCGTAATGGTCTGCACCAATGCCGTATCAAGGTAAATGCGGATTGTTAGGCCCTCTTTGACGATAGCCCAATAGCCCCAAGTATCGGCCGCAAGGTTAAACCACGCTTCCGTATAACCTTCTATGGCTTCCCAGCGGGCAAAGAATCCGATACGCTTACCTGTAAAGCCGTCCGGGAAGGCTGAACGCTTCAACCAGGCAAGCAGGGTAAAGTTCCCGGTAAGGGGAATTACGTTTTTGTCTATATCGCAATGCCCGTTACCGTCGAACTTTATACAATTGCCTTGCTTTCCGCCGGTAAAATCTGCTTCTACTACCGTACCGTCCGCCCGTGTCTTGCTGTAATCGTAAGCAATGGTAGAACCGGCCGCTTCATCGAAGGGCATATTTAGGATAATGTTACTTTCGTCTGCCATATCAATACGTTTTAGTCGTTTTTCGAATAACTTTTATTATCGCGTTACCTTCGCCGTCGCCGGTGGTAGTCGTCAAGTTCCCGCCGTAGTGGTTTACGCAAATCTTCGCGTTATCCCGTGCTTCTACTTCTACGGTGGTATCGTCGAATACGTCTACCATTACGAAGGAATTACCGGTAGCAAGAACCTTTAACCGGCTTTGGTGCTTTGCGAATACCTGCCCTACGTTCCAACCGTCGTAAGTGGCGGTACCCTCGCAACGGCCAAGGGCTACTACGTGCCGGAAGTTTCCTGCCGTAATAGCTTGGTCGAGGAACACGCCGTAGGCTTCGCAAGTACCTACGAAGTGCTGGCGTATAAATTCGTTGCTGGGGTACTCGTTGCTTAGGCAAAAGTCGATACCTTCAAGGTACATTTTAATAAGTTCGTCTTTCCCTTTGGTATCTATAAGGCGGCCGTACCATTCTTCGCAAATGCCTTTCTTTTTGGCGTCGCGGGCCAATCGTTTATTTACTTCCATATCGCTACATTGTTATTCCTTGCGCCCGTAACGGGTCGGACGCGCTTCCCGAAGTATTCTTTTCTATCTGTTCAAGGTGCCGGTTCGATACGCTTAATTTGCCGTCGATGTTGGCAAGGTGTATAAGCTGCTGGCGCAAGATTTCTATTTCCTGCACTTGGTTTACACGTACGGCGTTCGTTTGTCCGGCCAATAAATCTATACTTTCTTGGCTGGCTCCCTTAATTGCACCGGATAGGCTCGTAGTAGGGTCGCCGTTATCGTCCAAGTCCTTAAACAAATCTTCGTACAACTTCAAGGCTTCGGCGTACCCTTGGGCTATTGATTTTACTCTATCCTTAAACCGTTGCTGTTCTTCCGGGGTCAAGCCGTCGAAGGAACCGCCGCCTTCATCGTTAAAACCCATATCGCGCTGCAACTGCTTTACGGCATTTTGTAGCTGCTGTTCGAGGAATTGTTTTTTTAAGGCGTTCTTTACGGCATTACCTAATACCTGGTTCGTAACCTTTTCAATCGCGCTTTTTACTTTGTCGCTGTTGAAGCCGTCGGAGTAGGCTTCGGCTATCGCGTCGGACAATTGCGTAGCCAAGTCCTTTGCCGAAGTCTGCGTTACGCTTTCCGTAATTTCGGCTATGGTGTCTTCGATTTGGCGGCCTAATTCTTCGTACTGCTCCTTATATTGGTTTACCTTACCACTATCGGTTTTTTTCTTGCTTTCTTCCGCTTCCCACATAGCCCGCAAGTGCGCGCGTTGTTCGCGCATATTGTTAATAAGGGCCTTTTGGTTATCGTAAACCGATTCGCCTAACGCCTTATCTACGGCGTGTTCAAGTGCTTTGTAGGCGCGTTCCAATTCTTCGACGGCAGCAGCGTGTTTCTTAATGGCTCGTTCGGCCTTACGGTCGCGGGAGTTGAACAGGTCAAAGACGGAAGTTAGCATACCTACGGCTCCCTGTATCATTTGGGCCGGGTTCATAGTTGCGTACCCCTGTGCCATTTGCCCTATTCCGTCCACAATTCCGCCTACGTCCCCTAAAATAGCTTGGGTTTCGTCGTCCATAGAACCTCCCATTTTCTCAATAGCACCCGTAACCGCGTCGAACGAACCTTTTACCAAATCGGCCGTAGCCCCTACGCCTTTGAATACTTCGGATAGGTTCGCTTTACTTGCGTCCTTCTTATAGTCCTTCAAAGCCGTAGAAAGGGCCTTAAACGGGTTGCGGGTCTGTATTTCGTCCTTGGCTTCCCGCAACTTGCTTAAAACTACGTCTAAGTCTTGCGGGTTAAGTTCTACGCCTAATTGGGCCTTTTGCGCTTCGATTTTATCTATAAGGGCCTGTATTTGCGCCGTAGTAAGGTCGTCGAGGTTCCCGAAAAGTTGCTCCCAAGCCCCGGAATCGGTCAATTCCTGCAACGCTGCGGACGAAAGGGCCTTATTCTTGGCTTCCTGCAATTTCGCTACTAATTCTTCGTTATTCTGCTGGGTTGCCAATGCTATTTTTTCGTCGTATTGCGCGGAAATATCGGCGCATTTTTGCTGATATGTTTTGTATTCCTCTACCAATGCGTCGTAGTCTTCGTTCCCCGAACTTTTTGCGTATTTTTTGCGCTCTTTCTCCAAATTCGCCAAGGCTTCCAAGGCTATACGGCGTTCGTCGTCCGTCTTGGCCTTCGCCAATTGCTCGTTAAGAAGGCGGCTATTTTCGGCGTAGTTGGCTTCAAAGGTTATCTTCTTACCCAAATAGTCCGCATATTCGGATAATAGGGCTTTTGTCCGGTCTTTGGCCTTTTGCTCTACGTCTTCCTGCTGCTTCTTAATAATGTCGCTTTTACCTTTGTCAAGGTCGGAACCGTCCCCGGTCAAAGCCTTACGCTTTTCTTCCAAGATATTAACCATTTCCAAAATGGAACGTGCCCCGGAAAGTTGTTCTTTAAGCTCCTTTTCGAATCCGGCTAAAACGGTTTCCTTCGTTTCGTTGGCTATGGCGTTATTTAGCTTCTGCAATTCTTCGGCTTGTGTCTTTGTGGCCGTTCCGCTTCCGATAGCCTTAATAAGCTGGTCGCGCTGCTTCTGTAAATAATCCAAATAGCTACTTCCTTCTTTCAGCAACCCGGCGAACTCGGCTTTTGCGGCATTGCGTACTACTTCGTCTTTGGAATTTACCCAATTGTAATACTCCGTATATTTCTTTTTCCGGGCTTCCAATTGTTCCGTAAACGGGTCTTTTTGCGTAGTCTTAGAAGACGTGCCGGATAAATCCATTTTTTTAAGTAACGCTTCCTGTTCTTTGATTTTCGCCAATAACTCGGCCCGCTCCTTATCGGTGGTAGCTTCCTTATACTTTGCACGCAACTTTGAAATAGTCTTTTCCAGAGCTTCTATACTGCCTTCCGCCACTTTATCCGCACCGCCCCCGATAGAATCCAAAATTTCGCGTTCTTTTGCGGTAAATTCTACTTGCTGGTTTATCAAGGCGTTATATTCCCGTTCCGCTTTCGCTACGGCATCTTCGGCCTTTTTCCAATCGCGGGATTTTTCAATTATAACGCCTTTACGCTCTACGCCGTAACCGTCCTTATATGTTCCCTTCTTCGATACATACGCTTTCGGAGTAGCTTCTAATTCCTGCTGGGCTTTTAATACTTCCTTGTATTTCTCTACGGCCAATTCCTGTACGGCTAACGCTTTGGCCCGTTCTAAGCAGGCTTCTATAAACTTCGACTTATTAGCTACTAACAAGTCTTCCGCTTCTTTAACCGTCTTAATGGAAAATCCCAAGTCCTCGAAGCGGTCTTTATTGTCTTCGATAAACTTGTTTTTAGCGGCCATATCGTTACCCAGCCGGTTCCATGCGGTGGAAAGCTCGGTAATTGCTGTAACCGGTTCGGCGGCAGCTTCTACCACTTTGTTATTAAATTCTTCTTGCGCCTTCTTTGCTTCCCGATTCTTGGATATGAATTTGGAAATTAAGGCTATCGCAGCGGTAATCGCTACTGAAAGGCCAAGGGTTAAGGTCGCCATTAACGCCTTTGCCGCTACGTTGGAAATACCCAAAGCCGTAGCAAACTTCGTTTCCGCTACGGTAAGTAATTCTTTCGCCTTGCGAACTAATACAAGCTGGGTATATGAATCCTTGTTTAAGGTTTTGGCTACCTGCTGTAAGCCTATGGTTATAGCCATAAGGGACTGAACTTTAACCATAATCTTTTGCAAGTTTTCATTTTCCCCGGCAAACAGTCCTACCGCACCCTGCGCGGCCGAAAAAGCCCCGCTTATACCGCCCATTACCTCTAATACGGTATTCATATTTTGGTAGTCGTCGGACATAATTTTAGCCTGCGTATTTGCGTCGGCCATAGCGTCCGCCAAACGGCCTAATTCCGCCTGCATAGCCCGGTATTCGTCCGTATTACGCTTCCCGTTCTGTTCCATTTCCGCAAGTGAATTTTTAAGGTTCATAACTTGCGTTCGTAACATGCCTTTCGCCTTCGCGTTTTGCTCTACCTTGGCCTTATTCTCGTTTAAGGTTTGTTCTTCTTTCTGTAAAGCGTCCGCCGTGTTCGCCACTTCCTGCAAAAGTGCTTTCCGCTGGGCTATTTCGTCTTTTATAGCCTGTTGTTTGGCCGTTAATGCCCTATATTCTTCGTCCCCCTTGGCGGTGCCTTTCATAAAGGCGGCCCCGGCCGCTTCGCCCAAGCGGGCGTACTCTTTTTCAAGGTCGGCGATTGCGTTACTATGGATTGCGGCCATAGTGTCTATATCCTTAAACGCCGCTTCAATTTGTGCGGCGGCTTCTCTGTACGCGGCTTCCATACGGTCGCCGCCTTCTACGGTTGCGTCCGTGAAACCCTGTACGCGCCTTTTGGTTTCGGCCAATGCGCTATTTATTTGCCCGTTATTCGCAATTATATCGAACTCCAAGGCACCGCCTTTTATATTCATCGGATAATGCTATTTATTTGTTGTAAAATACTTTCGGCGTTCTCGCTGGTTATCTTGGTTGTCGTGTTGCCCGCTGTATTGCCGTCTTCGTCGTCGGCCATGCGCGGCGCGTCGATTAACAACCGTTGAACAACGGCCCAAGCTACGCCGTGATGTAAGTAATCCCAAGTCCAGCCAAGGTGGGCGCAAATCGAACCCCGGCGGCCGTAAGGACTATTAAGCCCTATTACTCTATGCGCTCCGTCCTCGGTTGGGTCGTTCTTGCGCCGCTCATCAAGCGCATAGAGTTTATAAAATCCCCTAAGTTGCTTACGCTGGTTACGGCTTCGGAAAGTCCTACCAATTTGGAAGGTTTAATAGTGTGGAAGAAAAGGGCCGTAAGCCGGTCTAACTCCTTATCGTCGTTGTATTTTTTTACCCTTCCACCCGCGCAAACTTCGGTAACGTGGTAATCTTCGCCCAATACGGCAATAGCGATTATTCGGGCCATACGTGCGGCGTTATCTTTGGCTATGCGCTTCGCTTCCGCCAAGGTTTCCGTTCCGCCGGCTGTAAGCCGTTTTTCGTCTAAGCCCATTTCTACCCATATCGCGCTAAGTCTGTCAAGAACCGAAAGCGTAGGTTCCTGTATTTCGAAGTCTTCCTTTACCGTAATTACTTCGGGACGTTGGAAGAATCCTTTAACGCCTTTTTTATGCCGGCGGATTTTATGCGTAACGCTGAACTTTATACCTTGCTTTACCAAAAGGTTAAGTTCTTCGCGCTCTAACTCTAAATCCGTTTTTTCTCTTATCGTATCGTCGTTCATATCGTCGTTAAATCAAGAAAGCCCCCGAAACTTTCATTTGGGGGCTTTCGGGTTAAAGTAAGGCTTTCCCCGCGTTATGCCTGCACGTCTGCGGCGGTCATAAGCGTAGCGGTTATTTTCTTAGTTCCCGTTTTGGTCGGCTGCAATACGGTACCGGCAACCTCGATAAGAAGAATACCGCTTTTACTGAAAGTTGCGTTAATCTTACTTACGAGTTTCATGCGCGGAATCTCGAATTTAAGGCCCTGTTCCGGGGTAATGCGTACCGACTTTTCGACTACGGGGATTTTATCCGGAGCTTCCCATTTATCCGGCGTTGAACCCGTGCCGGGGGTACCTACGCCGCCCAAAAGGTCGGCAAGAACCGTAACCGAAGGGTTCATAATCGAAAAGTTGAAGTTCGTTTTTCCGCCCCGGCTAATGCTTATTACGGGGTCGTCCACTTCTTCGGCGTAGTGGTCGGTTGTTTCCGGGTCTTCCTGCGTCATCGTGCAGGTGTCTTGGTAGGTATAACCCAATACGTCCAAGGTTTCGCCCATACCGCCGTCCTCGGCAATTGCTCCTACCTCAATCTTG